GTTGACTAAAAGTAGAAAGTAGTCATCTTCTTTATACATATCGAACACCTTAATGTAATGAAAACAAGTAGCGTGATTCTTGTCTAGCATATCTCCAATCTTTTGCAATGCTATTCCGTAGCTTCTTAGGTACTTAGTAAGGAACGCTCTTTTATAAACAAGTTCTCGCTTTCTACTTTTACTTCTCAGGTCGTACTCTTCTATTATCTCTAGTGCTTTTTCTATCTCGTTATTCATAGCGTTTTAAATTAGGGGAGAGTTAACCCCCTCCCCGTAGTTACTAAAATGGTAAATCGTATTTCTCTTCTTTAGAGATTCCCTCGATTGGTTGAGCGTCAGGCTTCCAGGTATCTACCGTAATAGATACGTCCTTTCCATATTGATCCGGAGCATCTTTTACGTTTACATTTACCTTTACATACTTCTTTCCGTTGAACTCAAATACGTGTTCTTTAGGGATGTCCGATAAACACAGGCTACTCTTTAGCCAGTTATCTTGTTGCTTTTTACCGCTACCAATGTAGATTGCTTTTTGTTCCATTTTATTTATTTATTTGTTTTTCAAATTTAAACATTCCCCAAAGTATAGATACTTTTTTAGTATGCTTATTAGTTGCTATCTCTATTTTTGGCTCTTGCTTTTTTGTTGTAATTTGTACTTGCTCTCGTAGTTCAGTAGCTGATAAACTAGCTTTTCTTGCTTTACTGTTTTTAATATTCTGAATACGCTGATAATTAAAAGTAGCATCCGCTAAAGCCTCAGCCATTTTTATGTTTGGCGGTATTGTATTCCATTCGTATGTCTTTTGCTTTCCTCTACCACCTATACGATTACTCTCTTTAATTATCTTTTTTTGCTTCATAATTTTAGCATAAGTATGGCTCACACCTTGCTTAGTCAGGAAGTCATTTAAAGATATATTACCATCATAACTAAGTAATACGTTTAATGTCTTCAACATTTCAAATACTTTCTGTACTTGTTCTTCTTTGTTTCTTGCTTTCATAGCTTCATTAATTTGATATTATTTCTGAGTCTTTTACTATTTCCATACGCTTCAACTACGGCTCTCAGCTTTCCGAAGTTGTTGCGTTCCTTTAATAACTTTTTTGCTTTTACCTTGCCAATACCTTTTACTCCTTTGATGTTATCGCTCGTATCGCCTATTAAGAGCGCTTCTAAGAGCATTTCGTAACCCTCTTGGGGGGTAGTATAGGAAAAGCCTCTAAAGTCCGTTAGAACGATTTCTTTTAGTTCTCCATTGTCATCAACCTTAAATACTGTTACTACGTTTCCGTCCTCATCTTTTACATCAATTTTATAATAATCGAAATGAGCGCAAGGTATTTGTTTAAGGTCTTTGTCGATACTTGCTACTATTGGGTAGTGTTGCTCGTTTAGTTCTACTGCCCAAGCAATCAAGTCATCAGCCTCTAAGGTATCTGAATACTTAGTTAACTCTCCCTCTGCCTCTAGTACGCTAATTACATACCATTTAAAGTGCTTTACTATTTCAGTTAAAGGAGTCTTCTCTCTGTTTGCTTTGTATGTTGGATCTATCTCGTAGCGGAAGTTCTTAGAACAAGTCGAAAAGAAGTGGGTTACGTAGTCAATAACGAAACCTTCTTCCTCAATACGGTTAACTATCTGTCTAACCTGGTCGTGGTATTGCTCGTACATTTCAGCAAAATCTAACTCAGTATCTACGTGGTTGTGTGCTACCTTAAATAGAATACTATCCGCATCTAATAAAAGGCACTTGTTACGATCACTTAAAAAGGCTTCCAAGAGGTTGCGTTTTACCGCATCCCTCTCAGAAAGTTTAATAAAGCCTTTCAAGTAGTTTAATTCCTCTTGTAGCTTCATAGTTCTATTGATTCAATTTGCATTAATTCTCTATCTTCAAATATCCAAATAACTTTACAAGTGTCTTCTAGATAATTTCTAATTTCCATACAGTAATCGTATGCGTCATCATAAAGTGTTCCATCTTGTGGTTTAGGAAATCTTATTAAAATTAGCTTCATTATTTCAGTTGTTTAAGTTGTTCAGGAGTCAAAGTAAAGTTACTCTTTAAAGACTCAGCATCGTAGTTACCTGACTTAATTGCATCAAGCGACTTTTGAAAACGCTCGTCAGTTAGCGTAGGCTTTCCTTTTTGTTTAGGTTGTCCTGCTGCGTCTAAATCCGTATCTGTCACAATCCCGAGACAACAAGAGATGCAGTACCTACGAAAATAGGTCAAGGCACTACCGAATGACTGATAAATGTTCATTCCTCGTAACTCTTGTACAGGTATCTCTGCACGTGATGCTCTAAACTCTCCGGTATCAACGTGAAAGATAGTAGTAACTAAAGCACCTCCGTCTAGTTCCTGTGTAAACCCTAGCTTGTGCTTTTTAAGTAGTGGGTTTATCACTTCAAAGATTGTAGGCAAATCTGCATAAGAATAGTTATGTCCTTTCGTGCCTTTGTGGATAACTGGGCATTCTTGCTGAAAGTCTGCCAACGCTTTAAATAGTTGGTTGCTTTGTGGGATTACGTCCACGATTTCATCATTTTTCATAGCTTATTATTTATTAAATTTAAGTTTGTTACTTTCTCTATGAGCGTTTATAAATACCTCGTTAAAGGTTGCCTCGCTCTCAGGCTTTACTGTTTTAGATACTCGAATAGGTTGCTTGGTTGGTACGTATTCGTTATCTGTTTGCTTACCTCTCATTCTCTCAGGTAATACTGCGTCTAAAAATTGCTTACTTATTTTCATAGTTCATCGTTTAATCGTTCTACTTCATTGTCTATTTGGTTGTTAATCTCACGTGTTAACTCATCGGATAAACCTAACTCGTCAAGTGAAGAGTCAAAGATACTAACATTGTCAGCTTCCCACTTAGTAACGTCCTCCCATATCACTATTCCGTGAGCGGTTACATCTTTCTCGTACTTGTAATGCTCCTCCTGTAAGATAAAGTCAACTACTGCAATAGTCTCAAAGTCTTCATTCTTTAGGGAGATTTCTCCGTCTTGTTCCCAGGTGCTAACCTCGCCTTGTACTAATTCCTCTCCGTTAATGTAAAAGAAGTTAAGCGGATTAGCATTTGATAGTTTAGCCTTTTCCAATACGGCATAATCGTAAGACTCATAGCAACCTACTATACGATCGTGGTAGCTTCCGTTGCTCTTTGCTCGTTCTGTTAAAATGTAAATTTTCATAGTTTATTTGTTTTTAAGGGAGAGCCGAAGCCCTCCCGATTTGTTTACTTGTATTCTTTAAGTTGTATATCTTTAACGCTAATATTATGGGCTGAACAGTAATTAATTACTTTGATTATAACATCCAAAGGTGCGTTAAACTTTTCCTCTAGGTAGTTTACTTTTTCTTCTGTTGTTAACTCTTTCATAGCTTTTATTTTTTTTAGTTATTTGCCGAACACCGACATAACAAAAGTATATAAGTTTTCGACAATTACAAATTTTATTGACAATTTATATTCATTCTAAATAAGGTATTGCGAATTGCGATATGCAATAAAAAAAGACGCACCCCTAGAGATACGCCTTTAAACTATGAAAAAAGATTGATGCGTAAATATACTTATTTAATTCCGTTAACTAGCTTATATTGGATATAATCTTGATAAGTTTTGTTATTCACTTTGAATTGAGTTCTGCACTCTTTTCTATCCGAGCATTGTAGATAGTGTTGGATAGTTCCTGCTGCCGTTGTATACATACTCTTATAGTGTGGCAAATTACCGCACTCAGGGCAATGAAATTTCGTTTCTCCCCTTAATACCGCATACTGCATATTAGGTTTAACGTAAGGACGTAGCTTATTAAATACCGCTTCAAGTGAAATAATATCCCCATCTCCGTAGTATAGTAAATGATCTAACGCTTCTTTGTCTTTGTGATAGACTACATTAACCCAAGTATCTATACCTCCTGCATCTTTCTTTGCTTCGAGTCCGTAGTAATCGCAAACGTTCTTTAATGAGTAGCTAGGTAGGTTTAAATACTTCTTAGCTAGTTTGTAGGTATCTATCTCGTTTAGGGTATGCGGAAAGTCTAAACCGTGGTAAACTGCTCTAGTCCTGAGCCACGGAGTATCGAAACGCTTTCCGTTATGTGTAATCACTTCGTCCGCTTTGCGTAGTTCCTTTATAAACTTCTTTAGTAGTGATTTGTCACATTGCTTATTTAATCCCCAGTTAAGATTATGTACTTCTCCTTCGCCTTCCCACTTCCAATGTATAGATATTATCTGAGCGTGTTTAGTTATTTGATGGGGGTGTATGGTTTGGTTATATCCCGGTCTCCAAAAGTGACCTTGACAGAACGAGGTTTCTATGTCGTAGAATAGTCTTTTATGTCTCATCGTATCGGTAGATTTTTAAAAGCACCTATAATAGTTAGAATAGGTTGTAATACATAACCTACT